ATTTAAGCTGTACGACGAAGATTCGCTCAATACTAAACTGATAGATAATAAGGAGAAACCAAATGGCAAACAAGATAGTTAAATATAAACTTGAAGATAATGGAACGATTCCAACGTGGATAGATGACGGTGGATATTACCCAGATACTTCTGAGGTTATGATAGGTGCAACGGTTGATGGTTCAAGTGAAGTAGGACTTGGTGAACTTGCAAGTGAAGCAGATGTAAAAACGTATTTAGATACTTACACATCTTCTTGGGTTGAAAGAAATGGACCTACTGATGAAGAAACACCATTCGATCAAACTGCAGCAGCTGCAAATATCTGGTCTAAAAAAGTAGGTTAGTAAATGGCTAACTACCCGCAAATTGACAACGTAGTAGGCGTTTGGAAACTGCATGAAGTTTATGATGCGGTTATGGGTGGTTATTGGCGTAATCATGGTTCTCGTGGAATTTTTTCTGGAGGTGAAGATCCTTCTACTCAAATTAATGTAATAGATTTTGTAACTTTAGCATCAGCAGGTAATGCAACAAATTTTGGTGATTTAACTGGAAACAGAAAACACCAATCAGCAATTTCTTCACACACAAGACATATACATTTAGGTGGAAATAGTCCAAGTATTGTAAATATTATGGACTATGTTGAAATTATGACAACAGGTAATGCTGCTGATTTTGGTGACCTAAGTGCTGTTACAAGTTTTATGACTGCAGCTAGTAACTCTATTAGAGGTATGCGTTTAGGAGGTACAACCCCTTCACGAAATAATATTATTGAGTATGTTACTATGACATCGGTAGGTAACACAACAGACTTTGGAGACCTTACACAAAGTGTTAATGATCAACAAGGTGTTACAAGTCCAACAAGAGCTGTTCGTTGTGGAGGTACTACAGGTTCTTATACAAATACAATGGACTATGTTGAAATTATGACAACAGGTAATGCTATTGACTTTGGAGATTTAGCATACACCGTTGGAACAAGCGGATCAAATAATTCATCGTCTACAAGAGGATTTGTGTCGGGAGGTTATGATGGAAGTGGTTATATTAATTATATTCAAAAATTAGAAATTTCTAGTCAAGGTAATGCTATAGATTTTGGAGATTTAACACAAGCCAGAGGATATACATGTAATGCTTCTAATTCTGTAAGAAGTTTAACAGCAGGTGGAAATACTGGAAGTAAAGTTAACACTATTGATTTTGCAATATTTGCAAATGGTGGAGCAGCTGTAGATTTTGGAGATTTAAATAATGCTGTTGCAGGTCCTTCAGGAGGATCAAACGCACACGGCGGATTAAACGATGGGTATCAAGGAACACGACCTACGTATATAGGTGGATCAGGAAGAGGGTTTATATTAGGTGGTGGAGGGCCAAGTGTAGGTCAACGTATTCAAATGATTTCTATACCAACACTTGGAAATTCAAACGACTTTGGTGGTTTAACAACTACTGTTCAAAGTAATGCTGGTGCTGGAAATACTATAAAGTCTGTAAGTTTTTGTGGGAGTGGACCTAATAACACCGTTGATACTTTTTTTAATAACACACTAGGAAACGCTTCAGATTTTGGAGATGCAACGGTATCAAGAGAACATGTTATGGGTACTGGTAATTCTACAAGATTTTGTATTGGTGGTGGTCTGTCTCCTTCTGATAGTAATGTTATAGACTATGGCGATTTTGCAACAGTAGGAAATCTTACTGATTTTGGAGATCTAACTACTGCAAGAGGAATAGGTCATGTGGGTCCAATAAATTCATCTACAAGAGGTATTTTTGCAGGTGGTGGATATCCAAGTTATCAAAATGTAATTGATTATATTACAATTGGATCAACTGGTAATGCTACAGACTTTGGTGATTTGTCAACAACTAGAATAGCTGCAGCAGGGTCAGGTTCAAACACTAGAGGTTTAGTCATGGGAGGTCAGACTCCTGGTACAACTCAAAATATAATTGAATATATTACGATTGCATCAACAGGTAATGTTACAGACTTTGGTGATTTAACTGAATCAGTTTATAAAACAGCTGGTGTATCTACTAATGTAAGAGGTGTTCGAACTTCAGGTCAAACTCCAAGTAACAACCCTACAGAGGTTATGGATTATGTAACTATTGCTTCAACAGGAAACGCGATAGACTTTGGAAATGCAACTGAAAAAAGAAAATATATGGGATCTAGCTCAGACTCACATGGAGGTTTACAAGGATAATGTCTAATTCAGGAAAAATTTGGGATACTAGAGAAGCTTATCAAAAGCAAAGAGCTAATACTTGGGAAACTCCAGGTAATAGAGGTATGCGTTTAGGAGGTCAAACAACTCCTTCAGGAACAAATCAAAATGTTGTGGAATTTGTAGATATGATATCTACAGGTAATACAGCAGACTTTGGTGACCTTTCACAAGCTAGAAAAAAAGGTGCAGGTGCTGGAGGCTTTACTAGAATTTTATGTCTTGGTGGACAAACTCCAACTAACGTAAACACAATTGATTTTGTCAATCCTGTTTCAACAGGTGATTTTTCAGACTTTGGAGATCTTAGAAATGCTGGACAAACTACAAATTGTTCACATTCTAATAACATAAAAACTATTTCTGCTGATGGAAGTGGTGATGCAGATGGTGTTGTAATTACACACATGGCATCACAAGGTAATTCTTCGTCATTTCAAAACAGAACATCTATTGATACTCAATGGTCTTCGGGAACAGGTGATAATACAAGATTTTTAATTTGTGGTAAATATCCAGCAAATAATCAAATTGATTCTATGACAATAGCGACTACTGGCAGTGCAGCTGATTTTGGTAATTTAACTAGGGCTGGTTGGGGAATAGCTACTGGATCTAATTCAACAAGATCTGTTTTTATGGGAGGAAATGTAACTCCAGGTACAACAGATGTTATTGATTTTGTAACTACACAATCAGCAGGTAATGCAACTGACTTTGGTGATTTAACGGCTGCATCTTTTCAAGACGCAGCAGGCGCATCTAATTCTAAAAGAGCCATTGCGTTTGGTTATCAAATAAACACAATCAACAGTATTAATATTGCTACAACAGGTAATGCTACAGATTTTGGTGATACACTTACATCTACATATTATCAAATTATGGGAGCTGACAATGGCGGTGGTGGATTACCACAAGAAGGAGCATTCCCTCAACGTGCATCAGTAAACTATATGCCTGGATCAGGTAGAGCTATTATATGTGGTGGTCCTCCATCACCTAAAATTGAAACATTTAATATTACAACATTAGGTAATACAGTTACTTTTGGTTCATTGATTTTAAATGCAGAAAACTGGGGTGGAGGTTGTGGTAATGCAACTAGAATGTTAGCAGCTGATGGTGGAGCAGACAGTGGTTATACAACACAGATTGAAGCAATTGAATTAGCATCATCTGGTAACGGTTCAGATTTTGGAGACAGCACATCAGCAAGAGCTAATCAAGGTTCTCTTTCTAATAGCACAAGAGGAGTTTGGGGTGGAGGTTACGACCCTGATGGTTCACCAGCTTATAGTGATGTCATAGATTATGTAACCATATCAACATTTGGAAATGCTACAGATTTTGGAGATTTAACCACAAACGGAAGTGGTGCAGGAGGAACGGCTAATTCAACAAGAGGTATATTTGGTCCTAGAGGACCAGGTTCAGGAACTGCAAACGTAATCGATTATATAACAATAGGTTCAACAGGTAATACAACTGATTTTGGGGATGCTACAGTATCAAGAGGACAAACTGGAATGGGTGCTAGTTCAACAAGAGCTTTATTAGGAGGAGGTGGCGGAACATCAAATGTAATTGATTATGTAACCATTGCTAGCACTGGTAATGCAACAGATTTTGGAGATTTAACTGTAGGAAGACAAGCTGTTTTTTGCACTACTAATAATAGTAGAATTGTTTGGGGTGGAGGATATACACCAAGTCAAAGTAATGTAATTGACTATGCAACTATTGCTTCTACAGGTAATGCTGTTGATTTTGGTGATATAGCATCTGGAGCAAGAGCTAATGTAATGGCTTCATCAGACTCACATGGTGGTTTACAAAGCGCATAGAATAGTGTAATATTCTATATATGAAAGAAGAATTGTTACAGTTATTTCCAACACCTTTGTTGATCGTACCATACGAACAACCTATTGATAAAGAATTAGCCTATTTAAAAACTATTAGTTATCGTGAGCAACGAGAAAATGGTAATTTTAGATCTGATGATTCGTACTTATTACGTAACGAAGAGTTTAAAAATATAAAAACTTTTTTAGGAGAAGCTGTAAATAAATTTACTACAGATGTTTTACAATCAAAACAAAGATTAGTCATTACACAGTGTTGGGCTAATAGAAACCCAAAAGGGTCCAAGCACCATGAACACATACATCCAAACAGTATTATATCTGGTGTTATGTATTTTCAAATAAATGAAAAACTACCACCTATATCTTTTTCTAAAGAAAGACAAGATGGTGTAAAATTAAATCCTGAAAAATATAATCATGTAAATTCAGAAACATTTATGTTATCTTGTAAACCAGGTGAATTAATATTATTTCCATCTTCACTAAAACATAGCGTACCAACTAATCAAAGTGAAGAAGATAGAATAAGTGTATCGTTTAATACATTTTGTATTGATATACTAGGATCAGAACAAGCACTAACTCATTTAGATATAAGGAGGTTAATGAATGAGCACAATTAAAGATTATATATATGTAAAGAATCACATACCAAAAGAGTTATGTGAAGAGTTAATAGATGAATGTAATAAAGGTATTTGGAAAAAACACACTTGGAATAATTATGCATCTGGTGAAACAGCATCTGAACCTACAAAAGAATTAGATGTTATGAATTGCACTAAAGAACAACAAAATAAAATAACGCCATACTTAGTCAAAGCATTAGGTGAGTATCAAGAAAAGCATAGTGCACCAGGAGGCAAGACTCAAGGACCATGGCTCAGTAAATTTAGTCCAATACGTTTTAATAGATATGTTGTTGGCACTATGATGAGAGAACATTACGATCATATACACAGTATATTTGATGGTCAGATGAAAGGAGTGCCTATAGTATCTATTGTAGCTAACCTAAATGAAGACTATGAAGGCTCTGAATTCTATTGCAGAGGAGAGAAAATTGAGTTAAAAACAGGTGATATACTATTATTTCCATCTAACTTTATGTATCCGCATGAGGTGAGGGAAACAATAAAAGGCACCCGATACTCGTTTGTAAGCTGGGCCTTTTAATATATAATGAGGTTATATGTTACAAAAGATAGGTTTTCAGCCAGGGATCAACAAACAAATTACTCCTACAGGAGCAGAAGGTCAATGGACTGACTGTGATAATGTACGATTTAGATATGGTACTCCTGAAAAAATAGGTGGTTGGAAACAATTAGGAAGCAGTAATCTTACAGGTGCAGGAAGAGGACTACATCATTTCGTAAATAGTTTAGCTAGAAAATACGCTATCATTGGAACAAACAGGATTTTATATGCATTTTCTGGAGGTGTGTATTATGACATACATCCTATTAAATCTACAACAACGCTTACAAGTGCATTCACCACGACTAACGGATCACCAACTGTTACAATAACTTTCAGTGGTGCTCACAACATATCAGCACAAGATATAATATTATTAGATAATTTTTCTGCAATTACTAACTCTAATTTTGCAGCTGCAGATTTTAACGATAAAAAATTTATGGTAACAACTGTTCCTAATAGTACAACTTTAACAATTACAATGCCTTCAAACGAATCTGGATCTGGCGCAACTACATCTGGTGGTGTAAGAGTACAACATTACTATCCGGTAGGACCTGCTGTACAAGCAAAAGGTTTTGGTTGGTCATTAGGATCATGGGGAGGACAGATTGCTGGTAATCCAACAACCACATTACAAAACGGTATTAACAGTGCTGTGACTACAGGTATTATATTAGTTGATCCCTCACAGTTTCCAACTGCAGGTACAAACTTTTTACAAATAGATAGTGAAGAAATATCTTATACTGGTATTGCAGCCACAGGTGAACTTACAGGTGTAACTAGAGAAGTTGGTGGTACAACAGCTGCTGCACATAGTGGAGGAGCAACTATTACGAGTACAACTACATTTATTGGTTGGGGTGAAGCAGCATCAGGAGACTTAGTTCTTGAACCTGGTATGTGGTCACTGGATAATTTTGGTGATAAAGCGATTTGTTTAATTCATGACAGTGCATGTTTTGAATGGAACTCTGCAGTAACAGATGCAACTGCAAATAGAGCAACTATTATAACTGGTGCACCAACAGCATCAAGACATATGTTGGTATCTACGCCAGATCGTCACTTAGTATTTTTTGGAACAGAAACAACAATAGGTGATGTTGGAACACAAGACGATATGTTTATTAGATTTTCAGATCAAGAAGATATAAATACTTATGCACCAACAGCTGTTAATACAGCTGGTACACAAAGACTTGCTGACGGATCACAGATCAGAGGAGCAATAAGAGGTAGAGATGCAATTTATGTCTGGACCGATACAGCATTATTCACACAACGTTTTGTAGGTCAACCATTTACATTTGCATTTGCACAAGTTGGAACTAACTGTGGACTTGTTGGACAAAACGCAGCTGTTGAAGTTGATGGTGCAGCTTATTGGATGTCAGAGAATGGTTTTTTTAGATATGCAGGTAAGTTAGAATCATTACCTTGTTTGGTAGAAGATCATGTTTACGATGATATAAATTTAGAATCTGGTAATCAAATGGTATCTGCTGGATTAAATAATCTTTTTGGTGAAGTCATGTGGTTTTATCCGACTTCCTCATCTTCTGTTGTAAACAGAATGGTTGCATACAATTATTTTGACTCTTCTCCTCAAAGACCTGTTTGGACAAATGGCACATTAGCTAGAACTATGTGGCAAGACTCTGCAGTATTTGGTAATCCACATGCAACAGAATATGATGCAGCTACAGATACATCTTTTGATGTAGTGGGAAATACCGAGGGTAGAACAACATACTATCAACATGAAACAGGAACTGATCAAGTTAAAGGTGGTGCTACAACTGCAATTACTGCAAACATATCTTCTGGAGATTTTGATATTACAGCACAAAGAGCATCAACTGGTCAACAAACTGGTGTTGCAACATTTAGAGGAGATGGTGAATTTATTATGAAGATAAGAAGGTTTATACCTGACTTTATATCACAAACTGGTAATACTAGAGTTACATTAAATTTAAGAAATTATCCAAATGATACACAATCAAGTTCAGCACTTGGACCTTTTGATATAAGTTCGTCCACAACTAAAGTAGATACACGTGCAAGAGCTAGAGCAATTGCATTAAAAATAGAAAACACCTCAACTAATCAAAGTTGGAAACTAGGAACTTTTAGATTAGATACACAACCAGACGGAAGAAGATAATGGCAAAAATAGTACAGGTAATAACTAGACCATCAAAAGAATACGATGTTCAAACAGCAGAAGCTCAAGTAAGGGACCTTGATGCAATTGTAGAAAAATTAAATAGTACGTATCAAGAAGAATTAAAAGAGGAGATAGAAGCGTTTAACTTCTTTGCACAATAATGGCTAATAGATTTATAAATAAAAAAATAAAATTAACAGATACAAATAGCACTACTTTATTTACTGTTCCAACCGCAACTACGTCTATTATAAGATCTATATTAGTATCAGAATATGCGGGATCTGGATCAAGTATAACAGTAACATTAACAGACAGTTCTAGTGTGGTATTTAACTTATTTACTACTAAAACAATATCATCAAATGCTACAACAGAACTATTAACAAACCCTTTAATATTACAGGAAAGTGAAATATTGAAAGTTCAAGCTGGTGATGCTAATAGACTACAAGTAATAATGTCTATATTAGAAGTACAACCTAGAACAGTTGTTGGAGGAGAATCATAAGATGAAAAACATACAAGTAATAGAACCAAAAGAAATAATAGAAGAGACTTATAACCTTAGAACAGGTGAAAAATACAAGAACGACGAAGAATGGAAAGCTAAAGGCATACCTGAGTCTGAGATAAGAAAAGACGTAAGAGTAATAATGCCAAGTCTTGATTTATTTGGTGAAACAAAATAGAATGGTACGATGGCGATAACTAGAGCACAACAAGCAAAACAGATGTTACGAGAGGGAGGACGTATAGGTCTTAAAGGCGGAGCTGATGCGGCTACCGAGTCGTTTAGTAAATCTGCAGGTTCAAGTAAAAAAGGTAGACCAGATCCAAAAGGTGGTTTTGATTTAAGTGGTG